GGCATAGCGCCTACAGCGCGAGTAGCATCTGCAGATAATTTAACAAAAGAAGGTAAAGCACTTCGCACAAATGCTCTTGTATCTTTAGCAGAATCATAGTTAGGGTCATCTAAATTAGTTGCTATGTTAAAAAGTGCTTGGCCTCCTTGTAAAACTAAACTAGGGTCAGTAAACGGAGACACAAAAGCCTTTGCAGCTTCCAGACCTTGATTTTGTAACAATTCATCTACTGGTACTCCGTCAGCGATCCCCTGCATCACCGGAGCTACAATGGCGGTTAACGGTTGGTACGGATTAGAATAGTCCCAAGTAAGGTACTCGGCTTCTAGTGTTTTAGGGTCTAAATTTTCTAATGTCACAGCACCATATTGATGAAAACTCGGTAAAAAATCTCTAAGGCTTTCTACTTTTTGCTCGTCATTTCTTTCAGTATTCAAATGTTGAGAGATCGCAAAAGGAGTTGCAGCCAGCCCGTACATGGAAGCCATCCGTGTACCACCTTTGGTAATTAAAGCTTTATTGCCCAAAGCGTAGCCTTCTTCCATTTCTTTAGCACCTAGTCTAAAGATATTCCAAGCGTTCCTAAAAACCTCTGCAGGATATGCAGAAAAATTACCTATGACAGGAACTGCAGCCATCTTCTCTAAAACCAAGGGTACTCTAGTGTACACAGGCATAATATTTAAAGTTTTTTGAGCGGCTAGTTCTGCGATTGCTTGTTCTTCAGAAAAACCCTCGCGACCAATTTTTGCTCTTTGTGCGGCTAAAGGTCCAGCACCTTCTAACTCAGTACCTTTTCCGAACCCTCTGTTTAATGCCCGAATTTTAATTAATTTTTGCTCAGGTGTTAATGTTTTCCAAAGTTCTTTTTCTGCCCCTAACTCAGAAAGATAGGTTGATATTTTGGCTATATTATCTGTCCCTTGGTATAGTTTCATAGCAGCTTTACCTGCTCTCGTCCCTGCTAACCCTAACGTACCAAATTTTTCAATAACCCCTGGATCTTCTGTTATTTCTCTGCCTAATCTAGTTAATATTTGTTCAAGCTCAACTGATGTACTTGTGATACCAGAACGTTGAATACCTTCAATAAGCTCTGCTCTTTCTGCTTTGGACATCTTGGCTAAAGCTTGTAGTTCTTTTCTTGTCCTTACCCAAGCACCAGAGCCAACAAATGCTTGTGCTGCCCCTAAAGCATTTCTCATATGTGCTATAGGATTGTAAACAGTTTTACCAAGTTTAAACGTGCCTTGTAACCGCGCAATGGGTCTTAAATGCTGAGTGATCGTGCCGCTAGTATACGGATTTTGCCACCTATTTTTATTTAAAAAAGGACTTACGGCAGGAGCTAACCGTTCGGCTTCTGCCCGTGAAATCCAAACTTGTTCCCCATCACTAATAATTCTATTAGGCCCAACTGCTACTAGCGATTCTGTTTCACGGCCAAACTTGTCTTTAGTTCCGCTGCCTACTACGCGAATGACGTCTGACTCAAGTATACCTTCACTTTTACCTGCAGCTTGGGCCGCCGCGTTTAACTTCTCAGCAGCTTCTTCCTGTGTAGCTGCTCTGACAGCTTTATTTCGAGAAAGAAGACTATCAGATAGACTTGTGCCAAACCTTATTCCATCTATTGAATCTAATATTCCAGCAACCGACCAAACTAATCTTTGGGAAGGAGAATAGTTTTTTCCCCAGATTAGTTTTTGAAACTCTGGAATAGTTTTTCGAGCTTCTGTAACATTTCCTTGAAGCTTAAAACCCCGCCCATTCACGGGTTCATACATTCTTCTAGCTAAACTTTCTGCCCACTGTAACCCTTCTGTGCCACTTAAAGCCTCTGACAACGATTTTGAATCAACAAACTGTTTACGGCCTTTAACTTTTAAGGAAACAATATTTAAATCCTTAACAGTTTTAGCTACCCAATCTGGGTTTGCTCTTGCGTGGGTTAATAAATCATTGACTACATCAGTACCTTTTTGCTTTGTCTGTTCAACAAACTTATCAAAAGTTTGTGAACGTTTTGAAACAGAAAACACTTCGTAAATTTGTCGCGCATAATCTTTGTCAGCATTAAAAATTGACGAAAAATCTTCCTTGAGGTATCGAGTTTTTTGAGCGTACCTTTGCAAATCTTTGATAAAATTTTGTGAAGTTCCTATAGCTTCTTTAAGCTCTGTAGGTATAGAAGCATCTTGTAAATTAGTTTCTCTAAGCTTTTTTTCGCCTGGGGCTAAAATATCATTGACAAATTGTTGTGCCTCTTCTCTGTCAGTAAAACGCCCTGTTTCTACAGATTTAGTTATAGCTTTATTAAGCTGTTCTCCTACTGCATAAGCTTGCGTTTGAAATGTTTTTGACTCTGCAGCTTGTTGCTCTGCAAGCCTTACTTCAAATTCTTTTCCTACATCTCTCGGCAACATATTGTTAACAAACCACCGAGCAGCGCCTGTATCTCCAATAGTTTTATCTAATGTTCTAATACCAGCGCCTAGTCCTGCGCTTAAAGCTCCTCCAGCAAGTACCGAAGCTGGCCCCTCTATAGTTCCAACAAGAGCCGCTTCACCTAAGTCTATATCCGTCCTATTACCAATATCTATTTCGGTTTGTTGCTTCTTTATATTCCTAAAAGAAGAACCAGCACCAGTTACTGCAGACTCTGTAAGCATAGGAGCTAAAGACGCTCTAAGTTTAGCTTTTAAATAATTTTTTGTAGTTTGTTTAGCTGTTTCTTTGGCCCCAAAAACTGCTGCACCACCTACCCCAAAGCTTGCCATCCCCGCAAAAGCACCTAAGATGTTAGTTGGGTCTGCTATCGCAGAAAGTAAATGGTCTTTTATTGCATCAAAAGCTGGTGCTCCTCCTTTTTTATGAAAGTCAGGTATTTGTTTAGCTAATGATAAAGCTGCACCAAATTCTGCTTTTTGCCTGGGAGACATTTTTTTTACACTACTAGCAACTCCTAACGTAGTAACAAAATTATTTTCAAAATATCTTTCTTTACTTAAAAAATCATCTACTACATCTTTAGGATTTTTATTAGGAGTTTCACCCAAAGCAACTAAAGACCTATAGGCAGAGTTTACAAAACGTTTGTTATTGATTAAACTATTATATGTTACTTTAGAAACCATTTATATTTTACTCTGGATAACTTTTGCAGTTACTCAAAAAATCTTGGTTCGCTAGGTCCTTTGCGTTCAACACGCACATGCTCCATTGCTTCACGGTTTCCTGGATTATATGTTACGCTCCAAGGCAATAACTCCTTTAGTACTGCCCTAATTAGTGCTTTAGGGCCAGGATTCTTTTTTAGGCGTTTGATGCTATCTTGGATTTCGTAGTGCAAAGACTCCATTATTTTTGGTGTAATGTTTGCTAGCAATGGGAGGTTTGTAATACCTATTCTGCTTGCTAACTGGTACACAAGCTGTTCAATTTCTGGGGGTAAGCCAACTTCCTCTAAAGTTTCTTCAATACTTAGCCTTTCATCAGCAGCTTTGCCCTTTGAATCCACAGTGGTATCCTTCGGGCCTCCAGTACCAAGTTTGGATTTCACAAGAAGGCCTCCGTCGTCGGCCCCACCCACGGCCCCTAGTGTCTCTAGCTCTAGGGTAGGTATGTCTAAATCTGTCCCACCGCCAGCCTCAATGCCAGGCCCAATAGCAAGCTCCGTTAAAAGCTTATTATACGCTCCTATTTGTTCCTGGTAAGCTCGAATATGTTCCGCATAGGTTTGAAGAATACTAGGGTCGTTCTCTGCTAACTTATATATTCTACCTAGTTCTTTTTCAATAGCTGATATATTACTAGTTATTGTTGTAGAGGCTCGATTAAAGTCCGCAGTAGATTTCGCTCGGCTGGCTGCTTTTGCGGCTTTGTCCATCCTGTCCTTAGATTCTAAAAGATTTTGGTTTAAAACCTTTAACTCTGAGTCTAATTTTTTGATTTTTCTTTTTTCTTCTCTACCTTCTTTTTCTCTTGTATAAAGTGTATCTTGTAGCTCTATAATCTTTTGAGGATCTGAGAACCAAGTTCCCATACCTTGTCGCACAGTTTCAATAGCTTCTGGTGTACCTAACGTACCATGCTGTGCTAAAGCTCTGTTTACAGCACCTCTAGTCTTAGCTCCTCTGATGAGACCCGTCAATTCCTTGCCTATCGCAATACCATCAACCTCTTTCATGCGTCGGTCAGGAAATGATAAATCTGGTATGTCTGCTCTATTAATCATGGTATGTACCCTTCTCCAAACGTTTTTCCGACATCTGACTCAAAGTTTAAGGCAAGCGGGTTGTTAAAGTCACTGCCACCTCGACTTCCTTGGGTTCCTGCGAAAAACGGGCTTCTATTCTGGCGTCTATTTATTAAGTTAAACAGGTCATCCACACTGTTTCCGCGTCCGTAGCCCATTTGACTCCTTCCGTACTCTTGAGCACCTTGAAGCGCGTTCGCCATATTAAAATCACCGCCCCCACTGTAACCTCCAAGAGCTATCATAGTCCCTGCGTCTAGCATTGGTGCAAATCTTTCCCAACCACTTCTTTTAGCGGCTCGTCGTTCGTCTAATGCTTTGGCAATGTTAGCCTCTGCACCAAGTTGTCCCTGTAGTCTTTCCCAGTCTAAATCAGTTAACTCTCCACTCCATAATCTAGCAGCCTGTGGACCGAATCTTAATCTGTCTATCATTTTGCCTTGTTCTGCACCATACCCTGCTATATCTGCGTCATAATCTCTTCCGTACTGGTCATAAACCTTTTGAACTGCTAATAAATCTGATATTCTTTGTTTTTGAAGGTCTGCAAAGGTCTTAGCTTGTCTACGGTGCAAGTCTCCAGCTTGTGCTGCCGTTGCTGAACTCATGCCGCCTACATTAAACAATTTAGATAACGCATTTGAGGTAGCAAAATCTTCTTCTCTTTGTCCTTGCTCCATAGCAGTAGTAAGTAAATTATCAAGTCTTCCTCCAGTTAATACTGAGGGATCTGCACCAAATAAATTTCTTCGTTGCGCTTCGCGAGCTAATCTATTTTGTTCAGCTTCCCCAAATAAACTAGTATATCTATCAAATATATTTTGCTGATCTGGAGAGAATTGGGCACTTATCCCACTGCGATCTGCAGCACCTGTACCAAAAGGATCGCTGTAATACCCTGGAGTTACGTCAAACTCTTCGAAGGCTCTTCGAGCGCGTTCTGCTTGTGCTCTTTGGTGTGCAGTTGTATCTTTTCGACCACCAAAAGCTGATTGAAGAATAGATCCTAGAAAAAACTCTGGCTGTCCTGTAACAGGGTTAATAGAGTTAGCATCAGAACCAACAGTATACCTATCAGGATTTAACCCTACTTCTTGCATACTCCTATTAATATCTCTGTCTACATTTTCTGGAAGCACGCCTTTAGGAGGAAGCACCCTTTCTCCACCAGCTACGTGAGCAAGGTAGTTATCCCCAAATCTTCCAAAGCTTTTTAAAAACTCTGCTTGTGAATTAACTGTCATTTTTTATCTCCACCAATCTTTTTTTAAGACTGTAATTTTCTGTATGCACCCTTTGGGTATAGCTGTATCAAAGCTCAACAAACTGTCTTCCCCATGCCAACCAACGGTTGACGCGACAATTAAAAAGTCTTCGTTATCCTCCAAAATTATCCCTGGAGTTTTCACTGTAGCTGTCGTTATCTCCTTCGTCGAATCGAACCAACCTGCGTGAGTCGATGTTGTGTCCTGCCAAGTCACCAGAACTAATGGCTTCTTCTTTAGCTCGGTGAAATTCCAAGACTGCAGCCGTTGCTCTTTCAACTCCATCAACAACCTCTTTTTTCATTTGGCTAATCTCTGCTGCGGGCCTATGTGTAGTTTGAATGACTTCCACCAGAAGAGCTTGAGCCATTGCAAACCCGCAACCACTTTTGATTAATTGATTTCCGTTTGCTTTGTCCGTCCAAATTTGCTCCCACCAAGCGGGGCACCCATCCTCTTTATTACTTTGTGGACACCTTTTACAATTAAAAGCGTTTTTGTATTTCCCGTGAGTGGCTACTTCGGTTTTCATTTATTAGTCTTTAGAACAAGCAATTATTTCTACGTAAGCAGGTCTCCAATTACCACTAGTCATCGTACCGCTTGCTGGCGCAATATTAGAGCTAGTGACTGTCGCTGTTGTATTAGCAGCATTTGGATTCCCAGTAGCTCCTGAAATACCATGCGTATGAGAAGCATATACTCCACCAACTGTGTCTAGTGTCGTTCCTGTGTTTGCGTAAGTCGGATTAGCATTAACAAGATTACCGACTCCGTGAGTGTGATTAGGTAAAGCAACAGTAAAAGCAGTAGACGGAAAATTCATCTTTAATTCTGTAGAAGAAACTGTCCAATTACCTCCTGTATCTGGTGTACCATCATTAGTCACACTAGACTTAATAATAGGCACCACATCGGTCCAAGTTGAAGAAAGCGTCCACCCACTTGGTGCTGCGGTTCTTACAAACAACATCATAGTCCCCGAAGGAATATCCGAAGAAGTTGAATCTCGTTTGCTTGCTATAGCAGTAGCTATAGCGCTAAATTCTGTATCAACATCACTACCTTTAATAACCTTCGATGCGTTACCAGAAGCGAGGCTATCTTTAGCAGAAAAATCTGTAGTTTGTGAATAATTGCTCATACTTACCTATCCTCGCGTCCTAGTTTCATAAAAAGTGATAATTGTTCAACACAAACCTCACTACCAGTTGATTCAATTTTAAAACCTATGCTCCAAACTCTACCTTCTTTTGAAGCAGACGTTTTTAATCTTGACAAAGAAAGACCGCCTCCCCACTCTGCAACATTCCATTCAGCAGTATTCCATTCAGCTAAAGTACCAGCCCCAGGAATAGTTAATTGTCTGGACCCTGTTTTTCCAGAAAAATCTGTAGACCACTTTAAAGTAAATTGTTGTCCGCTGGCTCCTTCCACCGCGACACCTACTTTCTTTAACATCTTTGTTCTTGAACTGCCAAAATCTGCAAAAATACTTTCCCAATCACAGATATAATTCGTAGCTACTGCAGAATTAGGAAGAGTGTCTTGAAAACCACTATACTTGCCTATACCCCCTTTAGCCCCAATATAAGTTTCTTGCTCATCATAAGCAAAACTATACCAGTCCGTGTCTATATATTTGGTAATTCTCACAGGGGTCTCGTCATCTAAAGTGTGCATATCTACAACCCAGATATTTCCAGAAGGCGCTTTAAGCCAATAGTGCCCTTCTTCTAAATCGTAGTTTGATTTAATGATAGAAGCACTCCCAGAAGTCATGTCTGCTACCAACTCTCGACGCACTAACTTTGATACTTCTGCAAGCTCTACTTTATCCGTAGAAAAAATAACTTGTTTTAAAGACCTTATTCCTGTGGCAGAGAGAAAATATAAGTCATTACCAATTCTTTGAATACTGTCTCTAGCTATACAACCAACACCTTGTATAATTTGCTCTATCCCTAAACTACCAGGAGAATCTGGACTATTATAAATTATTATGCTGTCTCTAAGAAAAGCTACAAGAAATCTGTCGAAAGAAGAAATTGCTGTTAAATTATCATACCCGTGAGCAACTGCTCCTGCAGTTCCTAATACATTTATTTCTCCGCCGCCTGTTGACCAATGTGTCTCGTCAAGTAGCGCACAGTAAGCTATTATATTTTGAGCGGTGCCTGTATCACCTTTTTGTGCCCAAAGTCTACCAAAAGCGCTGTGTACGATATTACCGTCTGGGATTGAGCCACTCGCCGCACTAATAGCCGCAAAGTTACCTGTTGTAGCGACAATCATAGTGTTAGCTGTTCTTGCACCTATTACTTTGTCATTAAAGTTTACAAACTGCCAGTCATTCCCTCCAGCAACAGTAACGCCTGTTATGTCTTCAAAGTCAGTAAAAGGCGAATCTAATTTAAAAATCTTTTTAGTGACTGCTCCTCCCGAGGCTGTCCGAGCACCTGCGGTAGCTATTAAACTATTACCTCCAGAGTGGTTGTACATAAAGAGTTGTTCAATATCTGGATAATCTAGTAAACCTATAAATTTGTCTACTACAGAACTTCCTCCTCCCGCAGCAGTGCCTGTAGTGCTATCTTTTACTACGAGATTATAACCATTAGTTGTCACAGCAGCTAGTGTATGTGTGGCATTAATAACAGCCGCGTCAATACCAGAAGTTGCTGTAGCCCCACTTAAAGTAACTACATCTCCTACAGCCCTTCCGTGAGCAGTATGGACTATATTGAGTACGGAAGAAGCTTGGTATCCAACAGAAACATTAGCATAAGGACGAGCAGATATAGTTGCTTTTGTAATTGTTTTAAATAAGGCTGTACCGTTGTGTGCTCCTGCGTTTGCAGTCAATGTTATTGTTTCTTCAAGGGCGTTACCTAACACATCTGTCCCGGTAATAGTTACTTTCTTATCACCATCGGTAAAATACTGCGCGTTATTACCAGTTCCTGTTAGATCTAGCGCAGTTCCGGCTGTCGCTAAAGCAGCAGTCTCTGCTAATTTAATTGTATTAGCATCTACTTTTATAACGAAATAAGTTGTTTCATCCTCTAAACCCCCTAATGTAGTGCTGCCGCCATTATTGTAAGTAAGAGTATTAGTTGTAACTAGTCCGTGACTAGATATAGTTATTGTGTCATCACTTGTATCAACTGCACTTGTAGCTACTGTAACAGAGGTGTTAGTAGTACTTAAAAATCTTGGGGAAGCTAAGGTAATAGTACTACTAACTAGGCTAAATTCTGCCTCAGTTATTTGCGCTGCTGCGACACCTGCTGCTGCTGCAGCCGAAGTCGTAGATGATATTTGAACAGGATCAGTGCCGAGCGTAGTTGCTTCTTTAGCACTTGTAGGAGAAAACCCTTTTCTGTTGCATAACCTACCCGAAGCATCATAAGCTACATTATTTGCAAGCTTTGCATATTCTGGTGTTTCTTGTACAGTTTCGCCTTCAAAGTTTAGCCCATAAATTCCAGGCGCTCGAAGTACAACTGACTTTAGTTGACTCGCCAATTAATAGTCTCCTAACACAGTCCAATCTCCTCCACCTTGCCCTTGCCACTTATGACGCTGTTCGTATGCGACAGCATCTCCTAAAGCTTGTTGATATGCCATATGTATCTCAGAAGAAGCTTCTCCGTCATCTTCTCCGCGTTCTCTAATAGCTAAAGATAATGCTTTTAAATATACTGGATACCAAGGAACTTTAGTAAAGTCTGTTTCAGTTGTCATATCCTCTTCTGGAATAATAACTTCCACAGCCATAGAATATACTGCATCCGGCACTAAAAAAAATCTAATCTTCATAGATTGGGTATTATTATAACCAGCATGGGCATAAGCGAATGGCTCTTGTTCATCTTCATTATTAGCTTGCGTTTGTATTCTAATCCACTCGTAAGGACGAGGCGTTAACCTAACATCCGTAGTCGTATTATATACATCTAAAAGTCTTGACCTTTGATTAGTAAAAGCACCTGCGCCCGCATTTTCTACATCATAAGTATGTGTGCTTGCGGCTGTCGTTACAGTAATAGTATTCTGTAATGCTACCCAATCAAAAGCGTCTTCTACTTCTCTTTTAGCGTCATTAAGTAAACGAAGCAAAGTTGAAGAATATTCAGTCTCATCCACAGTCCCTACTTCTGATTCACGCAGACGAACTAAAATTTTATTTATCATCTGCAAAGCTGTTGTCACTGTTTGAGACATTAATTACTCCTATTTAAAATAGGGGGAGCATCTACCTCCCCCTTTACTCAGTTAAGCATCAGCAAAAGGCACAACTCGAACTCTTAACGTACCAGAATCTAAGTTTATAGAGCCTCCTGTGTTATTAGCTAAAACTGCTGTCACTGTATCTGCAGCGGTTACTGCTGCTGTTAACATCAAATCAGCTACATCCAAAGAGAATGAAGACATAACAAAATCTCCAAGGCTTGCGCCTGGAACTGTTACCTCTAACGCTTCTTCGTTGCCATCAGCAATAGCACTTGCATCCCAAGTCTTTTCGACATAAGGGTATCCTGATAACCTAGACATGTTATCACCTCCTTAATATGCTGATTAAATAACTTCTCTTGGCATAACCATTACATAGAGAGTACCAGACCCTAAGTCTATCGAGCCACCAGTATTGTTAGCTAAAATTACAGTAACTGTGTCAGCCGCTGTCACCGTAGCAGTCAAAGTTATATCTGTGGTATCTATACTCATGGAAGCCAAAGCAAAGTCTCCAAGTTGTGCGCCAGTCACGGTCACTTCCTCGGCGGCTTCGTCCCCATCTGAGACACTACCCCAATCTTTTGTTTCCGAAGCAATCGCAAATTTAGTTACCGACTGCCCATAATAAGTGCTTGATAAAGCCATTATATATCTCCTTAAATTAAATTATGTCAGTTAAGCAACAACAGCGATTTTAACACCAGCATCATTACGAAGCTCACCAGTACCATAAATGGTATCAGCAGTGAACAAATCTCCTAAGAACTCTTGCTTGTACTGCGTTTGTGTACGCACACCCATTTGCTCTACATGTACCATCGCAGATTTGTGAGCCAAAAGACACAGGCGAGCATCTTGAGAGCCTTCCGTATCCGTTGGGCTGTTAGTAGAGACATATATCGGAATACCGTAAATATCTCCCATCAAGCCATTACGAATCGTGTTAGAGCTTCCAGCTTCGCCTACAAAAGCTTGTTCTGTAAACCGAGAAAGACCTGTCAAGTTTTTCTTCTCAACTGGCGGTATCACTAAAAAACGATCTGACAAAGGAACATCAACGTCATCAAGCGTTTGAATAGCTTTCCGAATACCCACATCTGCTAACGCAGCCGCATTGTCCGACCCCGCATTAAACGCCGTTGACCCATCAGAGCCAATAACAGTACCCGAAGTACCAAAATCTACAGTCGTACCTGAGCTTACCGTATTTACAGTGCCGCCCTGTAGTCCGTAAGACCTTAGCCAAAGGTCGCTATCAACTTGAGAAGACAACGCAAAACCAGCATCGTCGGTATAAAACTGACGCATACTTTGTAAAGCTTGCTTGTCTAACAAATCTTCAATCAAACGGGAGTACTCATAATGTTTATCAATCGAAATTGAAATTTCTGAGTCCGTTGCAGCAATCAGAGTTACCTGTTGCCTCGTAGTTTTAGCACTTGCAGAACCACGGGTAGGAGTCGGTACGTGAATCGTATCGCCTTTTTTACCATTATGATTCATCTTAGTAACTAGATTAGCTAAAACCAAATTACTTTTATATGCAGCTACGACCTCATTTGACCACAATTCAGGAATAAATTTATCCTGGGTCGTGGTGTTCATCGCTGCTGCGGCTGAAAAATTAGCCATGTTATCTCTCCTTTAAATAGTTAAAACTTGTAGAGTCATCGTACTCTACCTTGCTCGTATGCCTTATAAATTTCTGGGGCTAAGTCCGCATATCTTTGAGGATCTTGTATTTGCAAACGAATAAGCTCTGTCCTTTTATAAACTGGTAAACCGGAAGAACTTGCATCTGCTGAGGATCCTCCAGATACAGTCGTGGCGGCTTGTAGTTCTCGCTCACGCTCTTTCTGGACCTTTTCTGTTTGCTTTTCATTGGCAGTTTGAGTCAACTCTTTGTATTGAGAAAACAATTCATCAGCGTACTCAAAATCACCATTGCTTGCTTTTAGCCACATGTCTTGCCGGGGAGTACTAGCCATTACCCACTGCTGAAACTGTGCATTATTCACAATGTCTTCAACGTCTGGATGCTTTGTTTGCAAACGTTGTAGCGTACTATCCGCTTGTGTTTGCGTTATTGCACCCTTAATAGGTTGTAATGCCTCCTCAACTACCCGACGTACAGCTTTCAAAGGATTTTCGTGGAAGTCTTCTTCCGTTAAGGCCGCCTCGTCTTGCTGTACTTGTTGAACTTGAGCCTCTTGTAGATTTTTCTGTATAAGTGTATCGGCTAGTTTTCTTAGCTCACCTAATTCATTGCCCTGTTTGCCATACTGTTGTTCTAAATTTTGATAAGAACTTAAAATATCGTCTACAGATTTTCCTTGAAATTTAGCAGGAACTTCTGTATCCTCTACACCAGATGCAGATTCAATTTCTTGAGCTTCCGGCTCTGCAGCCTCTTTACTAGTTGTCTCTTCACTTTCCAGGCGACTTGTCAAATCAGAATAGTCAACGGCTTTCTCATCATCTAAGTCGGAATCTACTATATTATTCGCCATACGGTACTCCTTGTTTTAACCCTTTAAAGGGGAACTAACATGGTATACCTAATTTTTTCAAATTAGGTTTGTTTGCTTTCCGATGCCGCCTTGCCCACTTGTCGGCTGCGGTAGGAAAACCTGTATCTATTCCAGGTAATGAGAAATTCCCGCCCGAAATAATTCTTTTGGAAAGGCCCCCACAAAAGGTACATTTATTCTCTTTTTGTGCAGACCAGTGTTCTTCAACTTGATCACAAACTAAACATTTATAATCATTCAACATTTTCAGCAGCCTCGGCTTGTTCTACTTCGGCCTCAAAGACTGCCTCTAATTCTATAATCAAATTAAGTACTCCTAGTGCTCCTCTTTGTTGCCAAAAACCTTTCTCGTCTGCTATTGACATTATATTATTTTGTTGTTCATACATTTCTACTAAGCGTTCTCGGATTAAATTCCAGCCCTCAGTAGATAATGTTTCAAACATTTTGTTATAACGTTGTCTATCTTCTTCTTTCATATTAGCTACCTCTCATTGTTGCTAACATAATTAATGCAGTAATCTCCTCGTCATCTTTTATTATTTGTATTAGTTGTTGTTGTTTTCGTAATCTTTGTCTTATTTTTGGGTCTACTTCTATCCCTTCTCCACCCGCAGCTACTGGTAGGCCATATTGACCAGAACCATACATCCTTCTCCCATAACCGCTTCTACCTGCTACTGCCATTGCTACTTCGGCCTCCGTTTATTCTTCCTTGTAAAAAGCTTATTTTTCCTTTTAAGTCAGAAATTTCTTGTTCTAAATCTCCTAACTTCTCCACGGTAAGCTCATACCTTCTTGCACTTGTTTCATCACTTTTATTATGTCTGTCTATTACTTTTACATTTATTTCGTAAAGTTCTTTTAATTTATTTCCTACAAGTCTTTGTAAAAAAGTTACTAAAGTAAGAACTAAACCTAAACATAGCGTAAGTGCACCCCCTTCAAAAAATGAAATTTCCATTTAAGCTTCACTTTTTACCATGTCATAACTAACCAACTTTTTACGTGGATAAATAATTCCATCGATAGTTTTACCTTTCAAGAGGGGGTGGTGGTAAATCGCTTGGACATTCAAGAATTAGATTACCATTGGAGTCCGTTTTGCTTGCTGCTTTGATATTAGGATCGTTGCGCTCTGCGATTACCATCCAACTTATTGTGTCTGTCGAGGATGTGTTTTGACATTCGATAGTGATCGTATCGCCAGAAAAGCTGGATTTCACTGCGTCCCATCCAGTTTCATTCGATGTAAATGTCTGTGGATTTTTTGTAAGCCATTCAAAAGTCCCCGTAGTCAATCCAAATTTAGTGTCCATAGAAATTTCGGCTCGTCCCTCGACGAGATTGACAGACCCCCTATAAATTAGGTCAACGAGCGGGCCTTCGATACTTGAATGCACTAAATCGTATCCTTCTCGAAGTCCGTGAGGAATTTGAAAACTTTTTGTGGACCCAGACGTTAAACTTGTCGAATAAACGCCATAAGTATTTTGATATCCAAGTATCGCGTACTCGGATGAGTCTGCGCTGATTCCGAAGACTCCGCCATAACTTGCACTTCCCGTTGAGCCGTAAACTCCGTAGCCTCCAGCGGAATAACCGCGTGCACCGATTCCAGCCGCGCTTCCATTGTTCTGATATCCGTAAACCGCTGAGGCTCCCCCTGCGTTAGCTTGGGAGTAAAATGCATTTCCCGTTCCGTCAGACGTAACTTGGACAGTAGTTTGATTATTTGAAGAGTCATCGGAATGAAAGTGCGCTACTTGATCGGTGGTCGTGTCCGTGTACGCATACAATTTTATTGTGTCGGAGGCCGATACGTTAAGACCTACATTTCCGTCAGATCGTATTTGTATCGCGTCAGTATCTGAGGCACTTCCGATAGTACCACCATCCGCAATAACAATCCCTGCATTAAAGGTAGCTGCTCCTGCTTCACTCCCATCAAGCGTAAGCATTGTTATATCAGCAGTAGCATCGGTCCCTTTAAAGATAATATCGCTATCATTAGCTGTTGCATCTATTGTTATATTTCCAGAAGAAGTAGACAGTGTAACCGCTGCATCTCCTTCCGTTAAATCATCTGCTGCTAAAGCGGTAGGTGTAGCTACTTCAAAATCTAATGTTCCATCCGCATCTTGATATGTCACGGTAATACCAGTTTCTGTATTACCCGTTACCATCCCCCCTACATAATCTTCTACTTGTTCCTGACTTAGCTGCGTATTTGTGTCCGTAGAAGCTATCGTTACTGCACCATCTCCGTTCGTTATGCTTACATTACTACCTGCCGTAAGTGTGGCGTTTTCCCAATGGCTTGCGGCATTATCATAAATGACTAAATGCCCTGCCGCAGGAGAAGAAATGCTAGTGTCGTTTAGTTCTGCTAATGTGTCTTCTGTAGCAACTTGCGAATCTACATATGCTTTAATACTTTGCTGTGTTGCAAGATGACTAGCACTATCACTAGCCATATCATCTTCATCTTTAATAGCTAACTTTGTATCAATCTTATCAAAGTTAGCATTAAGCGTGGTCCCCCACTCTCCAGACTGTTCTCCTGGCTCAGGTTTCTCTAGCGTAATATTAGTTGTGTAGCTGCTTGCCATTTTTATTCAATACCACTCAATTCGCCACGAAGTCCTCGACGAACGGGTCTGCCCCCTATTGAAACTACTCTTCCGTCTGGAGACCTTTCTATATCTAAATTAGGTGGTCCAGCAGCGGGTTGTTGTTGTTGCCTAAGTATTTCCTCTAGTTTGCTATCCATTACATTCATTCGTAATTCGGCTGGTCCCATATCAAACATTTGCTGCCTATTCGACAAATGTTCAATACTCTCTGTTAGCGTAGTATTAATTTGTGCAATAGCTTCTGCCGTTATATCTGCATAAGAAGCTTTAAGCGCGTCTACTAGTGCTAAATATTCTACAGGTTGTGTTCCTTCGCTTGACGTCGTAGCTGGTTTGCCTGTTAGCACATCTGCTGCTTTGGCTTGTTTTAGCGCAGAGTCAGATTCAGCTTTCATTCGTTCTGTCTCTGCTTTAGCCACATTAACCATTGCTTCGCTTTGGTTCCAAATAGCTTCTCCGCGATCTCTTTCAGCCTCTGCTTCCATCTCCTTATCTCTTCGAGCACCATCCACCATAGCTTTTTGTACAGTGAATTGATGTTGCTCTTCTTTAAGGTCTTGTGCAGCCATCTTAATTTGCTGGTCAAAATCAGGTTGTGGTGGCTGTGGATTAAGCGCATTTTGCAGAAAAGTATCTATTGTTTGCATAAGCTGTTCTTTATCTTCTACATTGTAATTTTTAATCACACCTTTAAGCACTATCCAGTAAGCAGGAGATCCAGGAGGAGTTGTTTGAAGAAGTTGAGTAAGTTGTGATACTTCAAACTCGCGAGCCTGTGCTCCTAAAGCCCCGTGAACCTTAAATTTGTAGTCTGCTACAGGGTACCTTTCCGTATCAAACTGCATATACCGCCAAGCAATCTTGTGAATTAGTGGCGATAAGAACTCATATTCCATGTTTCGGAGAGTTCTTTTGGCTCGCTTGAGCAACGCGCCCATCATCATGGACATCCCACCTGCTGTCTCGTTTCGCGGATTAACTCCTAACGGAGCAGCGGTGTCTAATGATCCTGTTGCCATAGTTACCATTCTTTCAAATTCCGCAGTTTGTCTGTAGCTTTGGGCATCAGGGCCAGGGAATTTAAACGGAGCGATAGCTTCGTTAACAGGACCAGAAACTATAATATTTCTACCAGGACGTACAGTAAAATCACTATTACGTGGAGCCATCATGCCATTGACTAACATAACCGGATAGGTTGCTAGTGCTAAAGCATCAATTCTAGCTCTTAACTCTGCATCAAGTGCTTTCTGTGGGTTATAGCCTTTTTCTGCTATTCCTCTACCCCAAAATCTATTTGGAACAGTATCCCACTGGAAAGCAACAAACGAACGGTCTTGCATTATAAAAGGGTTACGAACAATTTTTAGTAAGGTAGTTCTGTTAGCTATCCAAACAATGCACTCTACCATTTCCGCAGCATCGTCATAATTTATTTCGCTATTTAACTCTGCAAATTCCGCAAGCGGATCTACAACGCTATCTTTTTCAGCTTCTTCAAATAATCCTTTAGGTACTAAGCCGTGATATTCCATTATTTCTACATGCTCAACTTGCTCGTAATCTTTTTCTGTAATATCTAATGTTGCATGTTGTTCATCTGTAGTATTGTAAAAACCAATAGGTGCTTGATTCCAAATACCACGTTCTTGCTTTTGTAAAGCTTCGTGTCTTGGAATAGTGTACATGTGAGCGACACCTAAAGCGTCATCAATACTTTTTGCAGCTACGTCTATAACAAATTCATTAGGGTCAACTGGAACTAAACTAACATGTAAATCTTCTTCAAAAGCTATATCGGAAGTAGTACCCATAGACCCTGTTAAAGGAATTCGTCTTGGTGTTTTCTCTACAGTAATCTTACCTATGCCTGTACCGTAAAGTCCGGCGTTAAGTAGTATTTCAGATATTGCCTTATTAACTCTTCGAGTTTCAAAATCTTCTAATAACTGGTCAGTAACTTGCCCTAACCTAGTGTCTATATTTTGTGCTATTTCTTCTATTTGTTCTGGGGATATTTGGTCTTGGTTTTCTTTAATAATCTGCTCAAAGATTCGTTCTCGCACGTCGTCTTCTAAATCAAACCATCGTTTTCTGTGAAAAATGGTTTCTTCCATTTCAGAGACACCAGCTTCAATAGATTGTTGAAGTGCTGGCGCAATTATTTTAGAACGTTCGTGACTTCTAATCTTGTCCGTTTCTCCTGCGTGTTGTCCTCTCCAAATTCTATAATATTCTTTCCACCTATCTTGATGTTGAGAGTTACGAGACCGTTCCCAATTTTCTACCTTGTAGACAACCCAACCAGTAACTTCGTCATCGTAAACTTTTTTCTCCTGCATAGGAGAATTTACTGCTGGATCTACAAGTTTTGCTATAGCCATTCTTTAATACCCTCTTTTATAACCCGCTTATTAAGTCCATTGGTTCCCACTCAGACCCACCTAAACTTTGATCCATATCATATGGAGTAACACCTATTTGGTCTATATAAGCTAAACTATCCATCATATCGTCATGCGCTAAAGGGTTAGGAAAATCCAATAATTGATTTAGTAATTTATTTGTGTAGGTGCCAGGTTGAAATGTAAGTCGTCCTTGTTCCATTCGGCCCTGTAAAGCCCACACTATACGGTCATACTTCTTTTGATTTCCGTGAGATAACTCTGTAATATATGGATATGTATTTAAACGCCTCATATTGTCTTGAAGGTAGGGCATTAAAGCGTTTTTTAAAGCTCCGCGCTCTATCCCTACTGCTCTTGGTTTATATTTCTGTGCTGCACGTAGTATTCGTACTGCTGTTTCTCTAACATTCCACCTGCCAGTAATTATCTCATGACAGTGCCACCCATCAGTTGAAATTTCTACTACAGAAATAGCAGTTTCATCTAATCTTTTAAGTTTACCTTGCGCTATTCCTCTTACATCTCCATAACCAGCAGGATCTACAGCTATATAAAGGTCTCCTCCGTGGAAACCCTTATCTTCTATTGTAAACAAGTCGGAAGAAAAGACTGTACCACCAAAAGATGAAAAATTAGCTTCAAACTCTTGTTTTACATACTCCAAAGGCATGTCTTTAGTAGCTAAAACAACCTCTTTGGGGTCCAAAAAAGGGTTATCCAAAGACTTAAACGTCCAAGCACCCCAATCTTCGGAGTCTTTTTCCTCCCCTGCAGTCAAAAAAAGGTCATAAAAGTGGTTTTTACCGTTTGGTGTCCCTATAAATAACCCGCTTCCTCTAACATCTGCTAAAGTCGGTCTAATTATTGATGTCCAAACCTCTTCTTTCATAAACGCATATTCGTCAAGAACTACATAGGATAAACCTACTCCTCGCAATCCTTCTGGCCTGTCAGAGCCTTTAAGATGAATTTGCCTATCGTTAGTTAAGGTGAGAATACACTCATTTTCCTTTACTTTCTTTGTGATAGGCGCAGCCATTTGCTTTAAAGCTTGCCACATGATATCTTTAGCTTGGTTAAATGTCGGAGCTATGTAATAACAAGCTTTGTCCGATAAGTCATAACCATACTCATTTGTCGTTGCAAGAGCCTTAACTATTAATTCCACCCTAGCTAGATAAGATTTACCAAATCTTCGTCCCGCACCTACAACTTTAAAACGTTTTTTAGACGTAAAAATTTGTTGCTGTGCTGGATGTAATGTAAAATTAAGCTCTGTTGTCATATAAGCTTATTTTTTCTTCTTCTTTTTAAGTTTCTTCTTCTTTTTAGGTGGTCTACCCTTTTGTGAACCATAAGTACCTATACCCTTTGGCATGATTATTTACCGCCGTTTGATACACCTTTCGGTGGGATTTTTGTTGCAGGGGCTATTGAACCTGCTACATGCACCTCTGCACTTAAAGTTACACCCTGGTTATTTACTCCACCAGATTTACCTGCATTAGCCTTATCACTACATTGTCGATCTTTCATATTGGTCTACCTCCGTAAAATCTGCGTCAACAGTTTCGTTTTCTTCAACATTAATATCCTCAAGTCCTTTTATATTGATGACAATTCCTCCAGCTTCTTGAGCGCCATAATGTTCTACAGCTTTTCTAGCTGGTATTGCTCTTTCAAGCAAAAGACGTGCGGCTGTCATATCGCCGCCTTTAGCTTCTTGTACAACTTTTCGTATGACAGCTTTAAATTCTTTGTTCATTTCTCCTGCAAATTGGTCTATTAACTCATTTTGCAGCAATGTTAATTTATTTTTTGTACCTTTTGGTCTCCCATTCGGGTTTAAGGATGGGCCTCCTTTGACTAAAGCCGGATTACCTCTTTTTTTAGTCATCAACTAGAAGCGTTTTTGATACTGTAAATTAGCTCTTGTAGAGCCTGGTATACCCAAAATATGACTAACATTTCCGGTTAACGCCCCACCAAACACATCATTTAAATAGCTGTTAAATAAAAGTTCCTGCATAGGCATCCCTCCAAGTGTGCTTCCTCGTATATTAGTACCTATTCTTCCCCCAACTTTAGGATTATTATAACTTAGTCCAGCTTCACCACTATATGTTTGTGGTATAAAACGATTAAAGTTTTCTACACCGCCTCTCGTATCTAAACTTAAATTTTCAGTTAAGTCTAAATTTTTACCTAAACTTAGTCTAGGGATTCTGTTTGTGCCTGAATAGAGTGGTCTTGAACTAAATAAATTACGTCGGCTTCGTTCTTGGACTCTAGGTTGTTGTATTTCCCCTTCTTCTGGTAAACGTGGTGTGCGTCCTTTTGGTGTAGGTTCAGAATAAGGAGCTAGTATACCCGCTAACCATTGTGGGTCTTGCAAGCGTTCAAGTAAAATTTGTCGAGTTAATTCGTCCATAAAATTTAAATACCACTAGCAAGAAATATATTCGCCCTTCTACCAGATAAAGGAGTGTGTTTACTCTGCCCACCCAGTTTTGCCCAAGTTAACATCTCATTATAGATCCCTTCTCTATCGTGTCTTTCCATAGCGCCTTGTAACTTTTCATAGGCTTCTAATCCTGTCAAACCTATATTATCTGCTATAGACAGTAAAACACGTTGATACGATGGGGGCATTTCTTTTATGTTAGAAAATCTTTTACTGTTGTTTGCTATTTTATCTATTAATTTGGTATACCTTTTTCGTAGATTTTCAAAAGCATCTCCCGCAGTCTTAATACCATGATCCCCATCTTTAGAAAACGTTAATCCAAACCCTATTTCTTTCTTGTCTGTATCTCCTGTAGCAGGAAAAGACTCTATAGGTGAATTTGGATTAACTTTGTATTGTTGAAATACAGGAGCATTTTCTGTTTCTGCTACTGCAGATAAAAAGAAATCATTAACAATGGGATCAGTTTCTATCATTTTCCGACCAATAGAGTCTCCGCTTAACACACTAGTCAACGGATCAACAAGATTAGAGGGTAAACCAGCCACTATCAGTAGCGGTTTTGAAACCGATTAAAGATGTCCTGTCCTAATGGTAATCGTACGTCTGTTCCCATTCCAAAAGTCCTTAAAGCTAGTGAAGGGTTAAGTATAGAACTTAAAGAGGCCGCATTGCGCGGCACAGAGCTATACATTGGGTTTGGTCCAAATGCGAACGGCCCTTGAGGAGAATTATTTGGTGAGTCCTGAATTGATCCATAAGCACTAATTTTTCTACGATTATCCTCTCCTGAAGGACTCTTGGGTTGCATGAAAGAACTATATGTAGAAAATGACATAGTATTACCTTTTAATAAATAAGTCTACTCAGCGTAACTATATTATACACTACTTTTATCCCCCTGTCAAGGGGGTATTAATAATTCTTTTGTTGAAGGTTGAAGTAGTAGTAGTATATCTTATATA